TCATTTGCCGCGCTGCATCGCGTCGTAGCGCTGCATCAGCACGGCCATCTGCTCGCGCGTCAAAAAGCTGCGGTACTGTTTGTTCCCCGCCTCATCGCCCGCGATCAGGCCGTTTTTCTCCGCCCAGGCGCGCGCCTCCGCGCTCCAGGACGCCGGCGTCTGCTGCGCCAGTCTTTTCAGGTAGTTTTCCATCATCGCGTCAAACTGCTGCTGCGTCATCTCTTCCTCCTCATAGCGCGGCATGGGCGGCGGATAGCGCTTCGCGCGGATCATCGCGCTCGTATACGACCCGCCTGCGTCCCACTGGAAGTGCGGTCGATCAGGGAATTTTCCCCAGTCCCCGCCCCACGAAAACCCGATCATTTTTCCGATCTCACCGACCCTTGCAAAAAATGCCGGATCGTCGTACGCATGCCCTGCCTCATTTTTGCAAACATCGAAGGCCAATCCTGCATGCTCGGCGTGGAACGACGGCGTCACCGCTCCTTTGGCCGCGTAGCCCTTCTCGGCGAGCATCCGCTGATACGCCGCGTCGCGCACCGTCTCCGTCACCAGAACGCTCAGTCCCTCACGCTCAGCAAGCGTGAGCAGCGTCCGGCAATTCTCCGCCACGTCCGCGCGCAGGTCGCTGATGCTCCTGCTGTGGCGCATTTACGTTTCCTCCTGCGCGTTTTTGCCGTTTTGTGTGCCAAAATAAAACGCAATCACCATGAGATACGCCGTGTTGAACTCCTGCGTCACCTTTGCCTGCACCGTCAGCACACAGAACGTGATCGTCAGGCACAGCGTCACGATGCTCTTCACGCTCAAAAGATTCGCCAGTCTCTTTTTCAAAAGCTCCATGCTCTCTCACCCCTCGCAGTCCTGCCCGCGGCACACCGTTTCATACGTCACGCCGCCCGCCGTATTTTCCGCCTTTGCCTTGGCATAGTAGCACGCGGCGCTCGTGCCGTAAGCGCCCCACGCCGCCGTCACCATCGTCGCGATCCACGGGAGCGTGCCCATAAAGCCCAGTTCGATCGCGAGCTTCGCGATCCCGAAGCCCTGATACGTCGTATAGAGCACGATCGCACTTTCGAGCAGCAGCAACAGTTTGGAAAAGCTCGTGCGTTTCCTTTTCATAAGCTCCCCCCTGTCGTCAGCAGGGAGATCGCCGCCCCGATGAGCACGTACAGCACGCGGTCGATCATCGCATCCCAGCGCTTTCCGCCCTTCTGCGTGATGGTCTTCACGTCCGCCTTGATCTCCTTGACGTCCGTCTCCACGCCCTTTTCGCGCGAGGCGAGCACCTCCACTGCCGTTACCAGCTTATTCAGATCCTTCTGCTGCTGTTCCAGCTTTTCGATGCGGTGCGTGTTCGACTTGGCGCGCTGCTCGGTCTCCGTCAGCTTGACCGAGATCTCCTGTTCCGTCATTCTTCCTCCGGCACCGCCTTTTCAAAGCTCTCCCACGTGTGGTGCGCGTCCTCCACACTCTGCCATGTGAATCCCACTCTCTCGCACTCGAGCCACGTCAGATACCGGAAGTAGAACTCCACCAGCAAATGGCACGGGATGATATCGAGGATGATGCTCTCCACCTGCGAAAACTCATCCGGCACGCCCACGGTGTTCGGGAACCAGACCTTGACCGTTCCCTTTTTCTCCGTCTCCTCCGCCAGCGCCTTGATGCCGCAGCCGCTGAGCGTCGAGTTGATCGCATCCAGCGTGAAGCTGTCGGCGTTGATGCGCGCGAGCGCCGCGATGGCCTCGCGCCGCAGCGCAGTCGAAACGCTGACCGGACAGCGGGAAAAGAGCTTCTCCCGCCTTGCAAGGCCCTCGCCCTCCGCCGTCTGCAAAACGCCCTCCTGCTCGGCGTATTCCGTCGCGCCGTCCGCTTTATCCAGCGCTTTGCCCGCCGCGTACAGCTCTCCGCCGCTCAGCGTGCCGCGCTCGGTACGATAAACGCGCATCGGCTCCAAAAGGCGGCAGAGATAGTCATAATACGTCATGCCTCACCCGCCCCGATCTCCGTGATCGTCACCGTGCCGAGCACCGGCAGCTCCGTCGCGCTTACGCTCACATCCTCGTCCGGCGTGAGCAGGTGACAGTTCTTCACGCCCTCCACACCGTAGAGGATGCTCGCGAGCTTCGCCGTATACACCGCTTCACCCAGCCGCTCGCCGGTGAAGTACGCCTGCAGCGCCGCCGTCGCCGCATCGGTGATCTCCTGCATCGTCCAGCCCTGCTCCGCCGTCAGCTCCGCGCTCATGTTGACGGTCTTCTCTGTCGGTGCCTTGACCTCCACATCCACCGCGATCTCGCGCTTTTTCTGCAAGACCGCCTCGATCTCGCCGAGCAGCTTCTCATCCGGCGCGCCCGCGTGCGTCGAAACACACACATCCACCGTGCCGATGCCGCGGGCGCGGCCGACCGCTTTCGCCGCCGCCACGTGCGGAAAGCTCATCACCGCCCGCTCACACAACTCCGCGGTCGCGCCCGTCGCCAAACG